CCAGAACGTGAGTAAATTTTGATGCAATGTCCTTCAGGAATATCAGCACAAATTCCTGTAGGAATCAAATATCGCTCATTTGGTTCCAAAATCATATAGTCGTATTGCAATTTTAATTCAACGACTTCATTTCCTTCATCGACAAGATAGATTGACTTGAATGGATGAAGACATGCATAAAAATCAAAGCAGACAGCACCATCAGTCGCATAACTAGGAAGGACAGCATTTTCATGCTTCTTTTTAAATTTGAGCAAAGGAGGCAATTTTACGTCAAAAATATCCATTAATTTTCCTTTATCTTTTCATACGCTTCAGGATTAGAGTATGTAATACGCCTATTCAATGGATCATTGAAGATGGGTATAAAATCTTTTCCATCAATATTTTTGAATGGATAAAGATTTGACGTATAGACTACATCTTGAGTGTATTTGTTTTTTAGCTTTGTAACTTGTTCTTTAGTTATTTTCTTCTTTTTCAAAGGTCTCATAATTAACACTCACTATATTTTCTTTCCTATATTGTACTTAGGAACTAACTCCCATTCGCTTTTTTCCTTGAAGGAAAGAATTTTAATTTCTTGAATCGGTGCGAATTCAAGTTCGTCAAAATTGTCTTCATCAATTTTAATCAATTCCCATTCAGATAAAAGTTTTGTGATAGAGTTTCTTCTAGCCACATCTTTTTCTGATAGATCTGATGATTTGCCATCAAGCAAAAAAAGTTCCTTGAAGTGAACAATAGCATATTGCCCTTGCTTATGCAAGATATGACATGATTGATAGAGTTTTTTATCTTTCTTGGAAGCTACACCAATTCTGGTGAGCGTTTCTTTTACTTTTAAAAAATCGTCTGGGCTTTGTAGAGAAACTAAAACTCCATTACCTTTAAATAAGTCTTTATTATCCACATCAATTCACCTTTCTTCTTATTATCAGAGAGCGAAATGCCCTATTCTATGCTTTATTTAGCATTTCCTCCCTTTTGCAATTTTTCTTTAATATACAAAAGGTTAGACTCTGTTAATATCGGGTAAATTTCTTTTGCCTTCATCGTAGAGACTGCAAAAAATTCTTTGATCAAATCAATGTCAGTATTCGATTCTTCTTTATGCCATTTTTTAAATTGACGTTTGTATTTCCTTACTGAATGAAAGAGATAGTCATATTGCATTTCTTTATCAATGTTACCTCTCATGTTCATTTCATTTGCATGAAGAATTGTATCATAGTGATATGATAGAGAACGATTAGTCAGAAAAGAAACGTATTCGCTTTTATCTTCGATAGGTTGCTTTTCTTGTAAAATCGAATTGACGAAATCAAAAGGATTTGACATTAAATGAACTCACACTCTAACATCAATTCAGTGATACAAGCCATAAGATTGATTTGATGATCTGCAACGAATGCATGTTTATAGCTATAATCAGCAAGAATCAACACAGCTTTTGGAATCGAATTTTTATCTAGAGTCTCATAAAGATTGTCATAGATTTCTCGAAAGACTACGGTAGGGTCCACATCACATGCAGCAACCCATTTTCTAGCTGAAGAGAAATCTTTATTTTTCAAAAGCTCATTCAAATCAGTGAGCGATGCACTCTTCACTTGAGCTAGAATACCCGAATCGATTTTACCAAACTGAGAATATCGCTGAAGTTCATTGATGACTCGACGAAAATCTGGAAAATGCTTTTTGATGATTTCAGCAAGAACAGCAGAATCATATTCAACATTTTCACTCTCAAGAATCATTTGGATTCTCTTATAGAAGAGAGAAGCCATTTTAGCTTTCTCACCATTCTTCAAAGAGAAATCAATGACTGCACATCTCGAATGAAGAGGCTCAATGATTCGCTTTTTGAAATTACATGTAAAGATGAAAGAGCAGTTCTTAGAGAACTCTTCAATAGCACTGCGTAGAGCAGGCTGAGTGGAGTTTGGATTGAGATAATCTGCTTCGTCAATGATGATGACTTTTCGCCCACCAAGAAGACTTAGCGATGATGCATATTGCTTAATTTTGTTTCTAAAAACATCGATACCCGATTCATCTGAACCGTTAATCATGATGTTGTCTGAACCAATTTCATGACATAGAGCTTTTGCTACAGTCGTTTTACCAACGCCTGCATTTCCGGATAGCAAAAGATTTGGAATTTGTTTAGATGATACATACTCTAAAAAAGGTTTCTTCAACCTTTCGGGAAGAATACATTCTTCAATGGTTTTCGGGCGATACTTCTCACACCAAAGAATATCACTATTCTCGCCAATCATAATATAATTTCCTTAAATTTATTTTCGAAAAATGAAAACTGGTTCATACTTTAACCAAATGCCATTTACTTTACAGAAGTTTTTAGCTTTTGGTAATCCAGTTTCAGTGTCAATACGATTGCCTCCTGGCATTTGAGCCAAACTCATTTTTAGTTTACCCTCATATTTCATGCCCAATGACAAAAGAATATCTATACTGTCTTGCTCAAGTGGAAGCATATCGCCATCAAAAACTGCATCGGCGATGTTCCATAGAAGATAACGGTTTGAGGCTAAATAGTCAACACAAGTCTCTAGTGTTTTTCTGAGAAAACCTTCTCTCCAAGAATCATACTGAGAAAATTTCTTATATGATTGCTCTTCATCTTCAGAATAGGCTTCTTTAGCAAAGTATGGAGGAGAAGTGAAAATCAAATCAATCTTTCCTTTATACTTTTGAAAGTCAGGGTCCTTATGAATTTCTTCCGAACCATGTTGAAAGATTTGATATGAATGAGTTTTTGGAAAGAGAGTGCCAACTGCGCGAGAAGTTCTAGTATTGAAAAAGTCAGCAAACTCATGATACTTGGTTCTACCCTTTGTAGTATTATGATCTGTGTTTGGATCAGTTCCAATATAATGAACGGTTCTCTTATCAGTTACAGATAACGCACCAAGAAGACGCCCACCCCAACCAGAAGATGGATCATAGATCACAATCTGGTCTTGATTTTCAATTTCTTTTGTAAACCTCTCGTAGAGATATTTCGCAGTCAATGGTGGAAAATTAACTGCGTACTGACAAAAAGAAACTCGAAACGCTTTCAATCCAACAGGAAATAATTTTTGCCCCAACTCGAACACACGAATTCTGCACGATTCGCTCTTCTCTCTATTCAGATTCGTTTTGCATTTATTCGGAATAGGAAGAGCATCTACCTCTGAATTATGAATGTAAAGATACTTCTGCCCCTTAAGTTTCTCATTATATCCAGTGTATTCTTTTGATTCATCAGAAGATTCTAGCCAGTAATCATAGATTTCTTGCTTACGATAATGTGATTCAAATTGTTCAATCCAATCAGCAGCATTAGGAGCTACAGGCAATTCTCCATAACAAGATGAATCTAGAACTCTAGCCGGAGAGGAATAATGATAAAAAGAATCGCGCTTAAAATGTCGCGAAGCATAGGTAAGAAAAGTTTCTAGCAACTCATCCTTAGCAAAAAAGTCATAGATAGACTTTCCTTTATTCACATCTTTTGTGTAGTTAATTCTAGTTTTCATCATTGATGGAAACCATTGATTCACAGCATTACCTATGACGCTTGTGTTTCGAACAATATCCATTTCGTTTGTTAGCTCATCACGAACCAAAAATTCATGAACAGGAAAAGAGGTCATCTTATTAAACTGCTCAAGAATTTCTTCTTCGTTATATCCAACGCGAGGAGGAATGCCTAATTCATCCCATGCATAAACTACAGTTTTTCTCAGTTCGATAATCCATTCTCTGAATTCAGGTTTTGTCATCCATAACACATCCTCAAACTTCTTGTTTACTTTATGTTCAAGGAGATACTGATTTTTTTCATAGAACCACTTCATTCACGCACCCACATTCCAATACAAAACTGTTTTTGGTTTCTCATTGTGATTATAGTAATCAATCATAGGTTTCCATCCTTTTGCATCATAAGTTGGCGCAGAAGGAAAGGGAGGAGCTTCATTCTCTTTTACGGGCTTATCGAATTTATAAGGAGACTTATGATAGATTGCACGACCAACTTCTCTACCGTTCATAGAATGCCCAACAGAGACAACATGTATCTTAGCATCAGGCCATGCTAATTGCAATGATCTATTGAGAGTTCCACTGGAACCTACAGTCCAAACTTCATCTGGAACTACAGGAAGATTTCTAGCGACTCT